GTACAAACCTCCCGGGAAAATTGACCCAAAAAGTTTTTGAGGTTTGAGAGGTGGCTCGGTAATAAGTGGAGAGGGTTTAAAAACTGAGAGAAACACTGATATTAATCGGTTAATATATTAAATGAAATTGAAAGAAAGGGTGTGAAAATTTGCCGAAACCTAGCAATTATGAAGCAAAAGTGGTCCCAAACTTGAGCAAAATCCGGACCGCGCGCATCAATGGAGCATCCATGCAAGACATCGCGGACATGTTGGGCGTCGCGGCTTCCACTTTGTACAATTACACAGCGCAACACCCTGAATTTAAGGAGGCAATGGATGAGGCAACGTATCAAATGCACTCAACCATCGAGGCCACGGCCAATCAGTCACTACTAGATAAACTCCGTGACCGAATGATGGTGACGGAGCAAATCATTGAAGACGGTGTGATTGTCAAAGAAAAGCGCCAACTGGTCAAAGCGGACACAGTTGCGATCATTTTCTCGCTCAAATCAAGGAACCCTCAAAAATGGGATCCGTTGGGTGTTGCTCGCATTGAGCAAAAAGAGCAAGAGGATGATTTAGGACAACAAATCAAAGACATGCTCAGTCAGTACACGGTCACACCTGTGACAGATAAAAGTAATAAAGGAGACAAAAAGTAATGGTAAGCTATAACGAATATTACAACCGCTCAATCGGTCGAGGCTATAACATCGACGGATACTATGGCGCCCAATGTTGGGACGGTTTCGCTGATTACTGCCAATTTTTGGGCGTTCCCGTGGTAAACTGCACCAACACCGGATACGCTCGTGACCTTTGGGAACAGCGCGCAACAAATGGAATTTTAAATGGCTTTATTGAGGTATCGGTAATGCAACCCGGAGACGTTGCCGTTTTTGCCGTGACGAATTCGACGCCTTATTCTCACGTGACGATTTTCCACAGTGACGCTGGGGCCGGCTGGGGCTGGTTTTTCGGGCAAAATCAAGGTGGTACCCCATACCCTGGCGGTGGTTCTTGCTATAACCTCGTAAAATTGCCATACTCGGCAACCTATGCAACAGCTTTCCGGCCTAAAGCATTTACGGCACCACAAGTTGCAAAAGCACCAGCACCGCAAGCGGTGGCAAGTGCTAATAGTAACTGGATCGCTGAATCCGCAACATTTACAAGCAACTATGCCATTTATGCCCGTGAAGGTGGACCATCAACCAACAACAAGAGCCCGTACCTCTTCCCGGCTGGTTCTCGCATCAATTACGACGCCTATTGCCACGCCAACGGGTACGTTTGGATTCGCCAACCACGCTCAGGTGGTGGCTACTGGTACATCCCAACGGGTGAAAGTAACGGAACCAAACGAACCGGTCCAGCGTGGGGATCATTCGCATAATATTATAGGAACATAAAGGCACTGAAACGTGCCTTTTTTTTTGAAAGGATACGAGAAAATGAAATACCTGAACGAGCTACTCGAATATGACAAAACCCACGGCGTCAAACATAGTAAAGCCATTGAGCGCGCAATTCAAAAACACAAACGCATTCACAAACGCGCGCTAGCTGGAAAATATCAATACCGCCCTGATATCGTTGAAAACGTTATCAATTTTATCGAAAGCCAAGTATATATGACCACCGGAACACTCGGGCTCATCAAATTACAGCCCGCCCAAAAATGGTGGATGGAGCTGTGGTGGGGATATTATACCAACGACGGATCCGCACTGATTGAGGAAACCATGCTTGTGATTATCCGTGGGGCTGGAAAATCTACCCTAATGTCAGCGCTTGAGGCTTACTGGTTATTATATGGTGGCAACTACGGGGGCGAAAGTTGGGTGATAGCCTATGATAACAACCAAGCCGAGCACGTCTATGGCCAAATCAGGAACCAAATCACCGCCGGCGATGGACTGCTTCGCATGCTGGGAGACACCGGACAGCTAAAAACAACCAAAACCGGCATAAAATGCGTGCCAACCGCAAACGAAGTGCGAAAAGCGACCCATGATGTGGCCCGGTTGCAGGGTGGTAATACGAGTTTAAACGTATTCGACGAAGTCCACGTCTACAAAGAAGATGTCATCAGTGCCGTCAACAAAGGAAGCCGGCAAAAGCAAAAAAGCTGGCGCTCCATTTACATTACGTCCGGCGGTATTACTCGTGGGTATCTTTATGACTCCATGGTGGAGCGTTTCACCAGTGAGGCTGAGTATGAAAATGACCGCTCAATCGGGCTAATTTACCAACTAGACGAGGCGGGAGAGGTGACCGATGAAGCAAACTGGACCAAAGCCGCGCCAATGTTGCCGGGTGGACTGCCAAAAATTGAGGCGGTGCGTGATGAATATAATATCGCCTCACGTGATAACGCCTTACAGCTTCAATTTTTGTCCTATAATATGGGGGTAGCGGTGCAAGACACCACCAAATACATTATGCCCGATGAGTCAGCCCGTACGGATTACGACTTCGACGAGGTTTGGACCGGTGCCGAAGTGGTGCTGGGTGTTGACCTTTCATTGGTTGGCGATTTGACCGCGCTTGTTTTCCTAACCGAAAAAGACGGCGTGATGTATGCACACGTGGAAGCTTTGGGAAGCAAAAACACGCTGGACAAACTCCCCGAGGCTCAGGCAACTTTACTGCGCAACATGGAAAATTTAACCATCACGCAAGGGGCTTACATTACGGCGCCCGATGTCTTGGACGTTTTGCAACAATTCGTGCACAAAACCGGGTGCCAAATGACTTATATTGGCTATGACCCATCACGCTATGACAACCTGCGCCAACTCATCGACGATTACTTTTTTGACATTGCAAAAGAAAGGCAGTTACCAATCCGCCAAGGTTTCGCTTTGTCCGATTATGTTAAACTCATGAAGGACAAACTCAAAGAGGGCTCACTGGTCCACAACTCGCGGATTTTGGAGTGGAGCTTAAACAATTTGGCGGTTAAAATCGGCGCTTCCGGTGATTACATGGCCACCAAAGTAACCGACGCGGACAAAATTGACCCGGCTGTGGCTTTGGTCATCGCACTTAAAACTGCAATCGTTAAGGGTATTTAAAGCCTCATTATTACTGACAGGACGCCCTGAATTTGATATAATAACATAAGAATATATAAACGGAGGACACCGAAAAAATGGACGGATTAATCAATCAACTCACGCACTTACGGCCGACTGATATGTCGATTGTCATGCTAGTGGTGGCACTTGTCGACCTTTGGGCCGCTGTGTCTCTAAGTGTCAAAGCAAAAAGCACGCTTTCAAAATCCCTGATTTATGGGCTCATTAATAATTTGCTCATCATTTCAATTCCTTTTGGTTTGCAGTCGCTGGTTTCCTTGATCCCGGCTGACCATGCGGACACGACTTATGTGAATACGGTTTCAATGTTGGTTACTGTTTTGTATGTGGTTTCAGCGCTCACATCAATTGTGGCCAATTATTCCGCGGCATATCCGCAAGGTAAGAACTGGCTCACGAAAATTGCTTACAAGTACCTACCCCAAGAAGTGGCCAACAAACAGGACAAGCACGGAATCACCATTCCTGGCGAGCAAGGATCAACCGACGACCAAAACGACGTGCGCGGGTAATCGCTCATGGTTGATTACCTACCGAAGGAAAAACAAGCAAAAGGCGTGCGGGATACTGGGTTTTACCAGTCCAGCAAATGGATTAAAACGCGGGATGCTATAAAATTGAGGGACGAAATGACCTGCCAGTTTTGCGGCGAGCCAATCACCGGGCGCTACGTGGTCGACCATAAGACGGAAATCACAGTCGACAACATGCACGACTGGGATATAGCTTATAACCCCGCCAACCTTTGGCTTCTTTGTCAAAAGTGCCACAATAGCAAAACCCACGGCACAATCAGTACGCCGAATACTACACTATGGTAAAATAAGGAGGTGACACGAAATGGGAGTCATCGAATCAGTCGTCCGCATGATGCGGGGCGATGTTGACAAGCGGACTCAGGTCGTCACCTGGTCCGACCAAGCGGTGCAATACACGTCCGCTTACATGCAGTCGGTCATCTACTTTGTGGCCCGCGAATTTTCAAAATTGGACATCCGCCACCGGGTGTATGTCCGACAAGAAGACGGCAAGTATTTACAGCGCGACAAACTCGGCTCGGATATTTACGAGGTGCTCAATTTTGCCCCCAATGGTTACAAAACAAACGCCGAATGGCGCCGACAAATTGCCACGCGCATTATGACAGGCGCCACCGTCTATTTGCAATCAGTCCGCAAAAATGGAATTTTAACCGCCCTTAAATTGACGGACCAAGAGGGATACAACAAAGCACCGGACGACGTGCTGGCGATTACGTCGCCTTATTACATTTCATCCAATGCTTCGCTCTACGATTCAATTTTAACCAACATTGGGCGGGAACTCTCAGGCAATAACTTGCGGGGATTTTTGAAAATCAATGCGGCCGTGGGGAGCAATGCCGAAGCATTCAAAAACCAAGCCCTCGACCAATTGAAAGTCATGCAAGAGGTGGCCGCGTATAACGGGCTGGGAATTATCGACGCCAAAGCCGACGTCGTGGAACTGCAAAACGAGTACAAAACCATCCCAGATGAAGCCGTGCAAATTATCAAAAGGGAAATTTTAAATGGTTTTGGACTTTCGGAAAGCTTGCTAACCGGCGATTACAGCGAAGCGGATTACCGGCATTTTGTGGACCAAGTTTTGAGCCCATTGGTTAATGAGCTTGAAACTGAGCTGACGTATAAATTACTAACAACAAATGCACGCATTAATAATGGGAAAAAGGACACATTTGAACGTGTGAAAATTTCCCAGCCCGTGACGAAATGGGCATCAATGGACCAAATCGTAGCGGTCGCAAAGGCTAACACCAACGGGGCATTTTTGACCGTTAATGAAATTCGCGTCCTAATGGGTTATGACCCAATCGAGGGCGGGGACACATTCCGCACGAATTTAAACAGCGTGGAAGTAAAATATGGCGAAGACGAAAAAACGGAGGAAGACAATGGAAATTAATGTACAAAAATCATATCTCCAAGGCTTGCCAAACCAGCAAGCCACACCACACAATGGAAAACGGATTATCATCATCCACAATACGGCAACGCCGGAAGCAACAGCAAAAAATGAAAGCGTGTATTTCACGCGTGAATGGCAAAACATTCAAACTTTTGTGCATGCTTTCGCGGATTGGTCCGGCGACGTCGTAGAGCTCGCGCCTTATGGGCTCGTAGCTTGGGGCGCGGGATACGTTAATAAGTACGCATTTTTACAAGTGGAACAATGTATCAGTAACGATGCGCAAAAAAACCGACAAAGCGCGGAAGCGGTCGCCCAATACGTGGCGAAGAAAATCCGCGAGTCAGGCGTACCTTTTTCCGACTATCGAATCATCGACCACGCGACAGCGTCGGTAGAATTTGGCGGAAGTGACCACATGGACTCCATCGTGGGTGTCGGATGGACTGATTTTATCAACCGTATTCAACAACTAAGCACACAAACAACCCAACCAGCACAAAGTAAACCACAAACGCAACCAGCACAACCAACGCAGGCACCAAAAGGAGAGCCTGTCCTTGGTGTGTTTCGGTGCGGGTATAATATCAAAGCAAGAACCCAAGGACCAGACAAAAACAACCCGCAAGCCTACATGTTTAAGGCAGGTGACGCCATCCGCTACGACCGGCGACTCATCGCCGCTGGCTACGAATGGATCAGTCAGCGCCGGGCTAGCGGTGATTACTGGTATATCCCTGTGCGTGATTTGGCTGATTCGGCGTTTTGGGGTGATTGGTCATGACAGATAAACGCCAAGCAAACGTAATCCGCGTGATGTATGAGCTGGGGATTTATAGCGACGCGGACGTTTTAGCATTAGGAGCCAAGAGAAAAGGAGGATAAGAAATGCCATTTCCTGATTATTCCGGCGGTGGGTCTTTCGAACGATTCACAGGGCCGGTAGAATCCGCCATTAAACAAAAAGCAGGAACGGGGGCGCTTTTGGCGTCTCAAAACTTGCAGGACATCGGGCGAACGATTGACAATGAAATCGCAAAAGTTGCACCACCGACGCCGACCACAAGCAAACCAATTGACACCGTGGAAATTAAAGGCCGAAATATTGGCAAAGTATTACAAAAAGGTGCCGGTCGTGAGATGTTTGATTGGTTATCACAGGTGATGGACTATGAACTGACATCCGCGTATCAGCGGGACGATTTGGAAAGTATTTATGTGCCAGTATTAGTCGCAAAATCAACAGATGGGACGGGTGAGGTCATCCGAGTTGCAACTGTTGACGGTAATTATGCAAACACAACAGGTATCGACCGTGATGGCTGGACGGGGGCGCCGGCTGGCGATGGTTTCGCAAAATGGCTTTCCGGAGTCCAAGCTACTCAGTTAAACTTCCAAAAAGCACAATTTACGGGCGACGGCCGAACACTTGTCGCAACCATGTACGACACCGACACGTCCAGCGGGACATATTATGGCGACCAGCACGGATTGTATCAAATTTATTACCACGGAAGTTTGGATGGATACCCACAATACGACTCCAGCGCTAAGTGTTGGAGCGGTCGCTCGTTTAACATTAACTCGGCCCTCATCGTCTACACCGATCCATCAACCGGTAAGCAATACGTAACCCAAATTAAAAATTAAAGGAGCACATCATGACACAAAAAACAAACGCTTTTACACAATCACAAAAGCCAAAATGGACTGACGGCCAATTAGCCAACGGCTCAAATTTTGCCCAACTGATTACCGCCATCGCGTCACTGGTTGACGAAACCGCGACCGAAACACTAACACAAGCCGCCGCTAATGCAACAAGCGCGGCCGTGGGTGATGACCATATTAAGCAAATTGCCAAAGCCATTCTCGACACTGCGGCCGATTATAACACGACCGACATTTGGGCAAAATTGACCGAACGCATCAACGGCAAAGCAACACTTGCCGACGTGCAAACCAAAGTCACCCAAATGCTAAACGATCAGCCAACGTACAAAAACTTGGGGATTTTCACAGGTTTGAGCTCTTTGGTTGCTTCTCAGGTTTTCGACTACAACCGCGACGCCAAACAAACAGTAGACCAAGTCATCGCAACAGCCACAGCCGACCTCAAAAATAAGGACTTCACTTACACCTTTGATGGGTCACGCCTTAAAATCAACAAAGGCACACAAGAAGTCAAAAACGTGCAACCAGTGGGGGCTAATTTCCTTGTGAACGTGAGCAAAGCTTACAAAGCCGACCAAATCGCCACTGATGTGTACGTATTGATCCGCCCAGATGGTGCGCGTGTGGTATACGATGCAGGCACCAACACCGCCAAACCTGCGGCCGTATTGATTGGATAATAGGACACAAGGGGAAAAAATATGAAAATCAAGAACGTACTGATTGATGAACGTGAAAACGTCATCACGGTTGGTGACTTGGTCCGAAATAGTGCAGGAGACAACGCGCACAAATCTTACCGCGTTGTCTATGCCCACGTGGACGAGGTCAATGACAATAAGTTACAACTCACAGCCGAATCCATCCAAACAACCCGTGACCGTTACCCGGTACTCGTTGAACACGCGGACAACCGAGTGGAAGACGTCGTCGGATATATCACCACCAATGGAAAACCAAACGAAGCCGGCGAATTTGTGGGAGAGATCACATTTTACGACACAACCCCACAAGCCCAACACGCGGAGCAACTTTGGCGCGATGGCGTCATCAACGAACTCAGCGTGAGCTATTACATCAAGGATTACGACGTCATGGACGACGGGGATTACGTCCGAGTCAATAGCGCAATCCTGAAAGAGGTTTCACTCGTTAGCGTTGGTGCCGACCGTCACACCGGGGAAGTTTCCAACACTGAAACGGGCTCAGCTGATGTAACCCCGACGGTTACAACCGAAAACGGAGAGGCTCCGGCTGATGTAACCGCGACGGTTACAACGGACGAAGCCGAAACCGGCGAGACCAAAAACGGAGAGGCTCCGGCTGATGTAACCGCGACGGTTACAACGAACGAAGCCGAAACCGAAGAAGAAACCGAAGAAGCCGAAGGCGGAGAGGCTCCGGCTGATGTAACCGCGACGGTTACAACGGATGAAACCGAAACCGACAAAGAAGACGAACTGGAAAAAATCCGGCTAAATGTGCTTCGTAGCGCACTTTTTATCTGACGGGGTCAGATAAAAGTGATATAATATGATAAGATAATAATATGGAGGGAAACCCGATGAAACTGATCGACCAAATCGAATCCATCGATAACAAGCTCGAAGAGTTGGCGGAATCAGCCAAAGTCGCGACCGATGTTGAGGCACTCAACAAAATCAGCGCGGAAATCAAAGAGCTAAAATCACAACGTAATCAACTCATCCAAATGGAGGACAAAATGGACAACGTACACAACACACCATACCTAGAAACTGAAAAAGCGATGGAGGATTTCGCAACTCTCCACCTCAATTCAGTATCTGACGCCGAATTTAAAAAAGCTTGGGGCGAAAAATTACAACAAAACGGAATTACCGTCACTGATAAGGATAATTACCTTCCGCGCAAATTGGAGCTTCAATTGGAAACGGTTTTGACTCGTTCCAACCCAGTTTATCCATTGTTTAAAATTTCAAACTTGGGCGCGCTCTTGGTCACTCGTGAATTGACATCAAATGACGAAGCGCAGGTGCACATTCCAGGTACGGACAAGGTAAAACAAGCCGCAAGTTTGAAAGTTTCAGCCATCAAACCTAAAATGATTTACAAGGTGCAAAGCATCAATGAAATCGACAAACGCACCATCGACAACTACGGCGAGCTATACAACACGATCGTCGCTGAATTGGCACAAAGAGTCATCGATAAAATCGTCGATTTGGCACTAGTTGAAGGAAGCGCCACTGATGGGGAAACCGGCGCATCTACTGCTGAAAATGGCTTTATTTCAATCCTCAACGAAACCGACACAAACAAAGTCGCACATGTAGCCGGTAAAAAGGACCTTGTGGCCGCAGTGGAAGAAGCGGTTGACTCAATCGACGCACCAGGGAAGAAATTCTTGATCGTAACTAAACAACAAAAACGCGACATTATCGCGGCGGTCCGTGCTAAATGGCCTAACACCACATTTTTCTCAACGAACCAAGCGATTCAAGACACTTTTGGCCTTGACGGAATCGTAATCTACAACGGAACAAAAGCAATCAAACCAACCGTGATGGCTGAAGGTGCTTATCATATTGACCACCAACCATTGGCACGTATCGAGCAATTCCAATTGATCCGCAATGAAAATGACATCCTAGTGGAAACTCCGGCAACTGGTCGCCCGGTAGTGTTTAACGGTATCGCGGTAATCGATACTGAACGCTAAAAGTGAGGTAAAACAATGACACCAAGTGAATTTTTAAAGGACGCTAAGACCTACCTGAGAATGCCCGATGGTGTCACAGTCTATGACGAGGAGGTGTTGGGCTTGATCGAATCAGCCCTCGCCTCTCTCACCGTGGCTGGTATCACTGGTGCAAAAAGGCCCCTTGTTTCGGCATACGTTAATACGTATGTACGGCTTGGCATGTTGCAGGACGCGGCCCCAACGTTTCGACAAAGTGAAACCGAGCGACTACGGCAAATCATCAACCAGTTGACTTACGGGGGTGCCTGATATGTATGATCAAGTAACACTCATTACGATCACCCAAACCAAAAACAAAAACGGGGAATACATCGAAACCGAAACCCGGTTAGATGTGCCGATTGTGAAGCAAAAGGTGACCCGTGAACAGCGCGACAAGTACAACGAGCGAGGAGCTGGCCGAGCATTACGGTTTAAAATCCAACTTTTCGGCCCGGGGTACAATCAGGACAACACGCCGTATTTTATCCACCAGGGTATTAAATACAGCGTGACCGATTTCACGCAGGATAACACCGGCACGTCGTATTATATAGAAGGAACTTCAGCAAAGGGGAAACGCTAATGATGTATCGCACATATTACGAGTTGTACCATTGGCTCGCGGAAGAGTTGCCCGATTGGGATGTCGTGCTTGGGACCACCAAAGACATGATCACCAGACCCACGCTTTTTATTACCCACCGAGGCTCACAGCCTGTATACTCGGACGGCGTTCCCATGATTGCTTCATCCACATATGATCTCATTTTTCTTCAAAATCGCCCCGCTTTCACAAATCGCGACATTATCGAGCAATTGGAAAACGGAGTCAATTTTGTCGAATACGATGAAGACAGTGGATACAATATTTTTACAGGGTCGGTAACACTATACGGCCCGGGGAGTGTGCCGGATGAGTAATGACAATTTAGAAGCCATCGCGGACAACGTGCGAGCCATCGCAGATGATGCGGTGCGCGATGTAGCCCAAGGCATCGCGGATGATTTGAGGCTTTACGCCCGGCGACATGTCCGCACCGGAGAGCTTTCGCGCAATATCAAGATGACGGTGAAACAAAAAGCCAAACAAGGCCAAACCGCGACATACTTGGTGGATGGTGGCAACCGCTCAAATTATAGTGATAAATCCTACCACGCTTTGGTGTTCTTGGCACCGCGCCATTATCCAGACGGGGCAAGGACATTAACCCGCGTCCTAAAAGACGCCAGACAAAAACTGAAATAAATGAGGTAAAATAAAATGGTATTTCAATACTCAGATAGAACCATGTTCCATGGTAACCAACGACTTTTGATCGCACAACTGGATTCAAAAACCAAATACAGCGACGTAATCAAAGGTACCGGATTGGTATCCGTAAGTGCAATGAGCGACGAAGCCAACGTAACCAACATCGCGGCTGATGATGTACCTGACCACGCAACAATCGCAGGGGCATCACTCCTTAAAGGTACCCTTAACTTCTTGCAACTTGACCCAGATTTACGCGTTAAATTCTTTGGTCAAGACACGACACAAAATGGCAAAGGTTACGCGTCAGTGGGTCAATATCCACAACGCTTGATCCAATACGCAACTTTAGGCACCAAGCGTGATGGAACCCGCGCATTGTTGGTGACGGTTTACCCTAATATGAGTGTGACCAGCAAACCAAGCAAATCAACAACCACTGACAGCTCGGAAACTCCAACCGCGGTGCAATGGGAAGCAGCGGTGCAAGCTTCAGGAAGTGATTTTTACACAACCACCAAAGGCCTAAAATCCGCTGAGTTTGAATACCTTTTCAGCGGCGATGAAGTCCAAAAAGTGCTAGATTACATTGATAATGGGGGAATCATCCTACCTGACTATGTACCGGGCACGACTACAGTCTTGGCTAACTCACAAGCAACCGCAACCCGTACAGCCTAATCGATAGAAACGAAAGGAAATATCCAAAATGTCAAAAGTTAAATACTCCAAACTCAAAAACTTCAAATTGGTCACCAATCAGCACCTTTTGGACGTCGTCCAAAAAGTCGGTGAAGGAACCGGAGAAGAAAAAATTGAGGCTCTCGAAGTCTTGACCCTCGGGCTTTACCTGCTAGACACTTACAACGTGATCGACGCCCGCAAGGAGTACCAACGGTTAACCAAAGAAGGCAACGACGATGAACGCTACGACATTATCGACAATGTCGACCCGGCGGAACTCGCCGACGACTTATTCAGCTAATCACAACGGCTATGGCTCACTGAGGCCGTGACCGTTTTCATAT